ATTTATTCGTTTTAAACATTAATACTAAACCAATTAAGGTGTTAACCAAAGAGCTTTCCAGTTATTCTTGATATACGTTAACCAGATAATTTCATTGGCGGAAGTAAACTCCACAGTCTCGCCGTTTCCATGAGGCGTATATATCCACTTGCCGTTTCCTTTCACGATAGTTTTTACGCCATTTGCCACCGAGCGCATTATCCAATACGTCTGTCCTCTCTGTGGATCTTTAGGCAAGGTGAGAGTAACGGCAGCAGTTACTTCAACATAGCAATCCAATTCTGATAAATTCATGCTTTTATCTGTTGTTCTGGTCATCGGTCTAAATCCTGCATACATTCCTTTTGAAGCGCATATTGCAAAATTTCCTGCTGGCTCACCGAAACCGTTACTCTGTGCGCTCGTTCCACCTTCGGCACGCAATACTAAACATGCCTTAGAATAATCGGTTGGTATGCTCTCTCTATCGTCTATCCATATATCAGATATTAGATTACTAATACCATAATCAGGGAAGGTCTGTATTGTATTACCCATCCATATAATTCTATCATTAGTTATATGGTCTGTTGAGTGTGTGAAAAACAAACAACTCTCGGATAATCGCATTGGCGTGTGCGTGGTGTTATAACCGTCGTTATATTCGAATATTCCATCATTTGTCAACGAGAACTTTCCTATTCTACCCATTAACGCATAGATTGCTCCATCTTGCGTTACGTGGAATGGAGCGTCTTTAGCATTAACCGCACCAATAAAGAGAGGGGCATAGGTATTATCATCTACCTTGCAAGCTTCCATATTCTCGGTATTTCCGAAATATCCAACCTTTTTAGTCCCATCCTCAGATTTCGCCCACAGATGCTTAACCTCGATTTTATCAGCATCGATAAAGTTGGAATTAAGCTTACCGCCGATGAACATTGCGGCAGTTTGTCCGTTATTATCAACACGGATTCTATCTCCGTACAGCAGCACCTCATCGCTCTTTACCTCGATTCCTGCCTTTTTCAGACTCGCCTTATCAACAAGGTCACTCTTGCGCTCGGTGTACTCAGTAACCCTTGCACCCTCTTCGAGCTTCGGTTGAGCAATATAGCAGTCTGTCTTAGGAGCATCACCCTTATCGCTCTGAATAGACCTATTGAGTCTCAGTAATACATACTTGTGCTTGTTGTCAGATGGTCTCCAGTGTACCCAGTATCGTTTCCATTCGCTTGTCAGTTGGAAATTTGCCTGACCATTGACGGCAATATCAGTACCACCCAAAGAGTCCTCGATAAACACATCAGTATCAGGGTTATAGAAGTATGCGGCCAGTTTGCCAGTTCCCTTCGCCATGAACGAAAGTACATAGTCCTTGCCAGCTTCCAAACCAAAAGGACTAAAAGCTCCTGATTTTCCTTTTCTCCATTCAAGGACGTTAAAATAGTAATCATTACCGACATTTACAAACTCACTGCCGTTATACACATAACACGTTCCGTCATTCCTAACATAGTATGTATCATCGTATACGTTTCCAGATGTAGGCAGCTGACTAAAGCTATCGACAGTCCCTTTCAGCTTATAGGTGAACGACTTGTATATAGACATGCTCTCTCCGAACCCTGCTGGAGTCAATGTTCCGTTAACGTCGCAAAGCGAGCCTGACTTATCGAGCGACAATGTATTATCAAGCATATTGCCGCCTATATAGTCATAGTCTTCTTGTGATAGCGTCCAGCCGTTATAATCGCCCTCTTCGAGCATAGGCTTACAGAACCATGCAACGAAAGTCTTCCCCTTGATAGATGAGCATGTATAGACATTTGCCTCTACCCAGTTGTGCGTATTGTCAGTTGTAAACGACCATTTGATGAGCTGCCATTTGTTCGCCTCCTTGATAGAAAAGAAATAAACGTTGCCTTCTTCTCCTGTTGGTCTGTCATCTCTATCCATGCCACTCTCAGCCTTCTCGTACAAGATTTCGAGATATACGTTTGCGTTTGGTGTGTCAACCTTTACCAAGCAGGAGAATGTGTACTTAGTTCCATGTTTGATTCTGATATTCCTGCCAGTCCAGTTGCCACCCCAGAACGCGCCACAATACTGATGGCGAGTACCATCGTAATAGGATGCAACTTTAATACAATTCATACCATCAACACCGTCGTTCATTAGAATGCCGTAGCCTTTAGTGTTTGCATCAAGATTCAGCCCGAAGCCTTCCTGCCTACTGAATGCACTACCAGGAAGTAAGTTCCTTCTGCTCACTAACTTTTCGCTTACAGAGAGGGAAATTTCTCTCGCTGTTTGTTTGAATTCCGTCTTCGCTTGAGTCAGCTCGTCTTTAGTTGCAGCATTCTTTGACAATTCATCAAATTGTATCTTGTAGCTCTTATTATCGAATGCTACGACTCCAGTAAACTTAGCCACGTTGGCAGAGAAAGGAACTTGCGCAAAATAGGCAACACCAGCGTAAACAAATTGTGCGACCGCATAGCCTGATGTTGAAGAAACCTGTCCTTGTTTTACACCATCAATAACCACGTCGTTCTTTGCAATAAGACTGCCTGATACAGATACCTCGATATATCCATCCTTCTGTGTTACATAACATTTGCAATTTACGCACAAATCATCCCTTGAACTAATGTTGCTGCATTCATTCGAGATATTCAGGTTACCCTTCATTACCTTTACCTTCGCAGCCTTTGATATGCTAACAGGTACAATTCCATTGTCATCTGTGTCAAAAATGAGTGGAGCGTCTTCTACAAGAATAGAGACTGCATCTTTACCGTCAGTTCCGTCAACTCCATCTTCTCCTTTATCGCCTTTAACTCCCTGTTCTCCCTTGTCGCCCTGTTCTCCCTTATCTCCTTGGTCACCCTTAATACCTTGGTCACCCTTGTCGCCTTTATCTCCTTTCTCTCCCTTCTCAGCAAAGAAGAAGATATTGGAGGCGACAACTCTATTGTCGGAGTCACGAAGCTCGACAGACAAGCTTTTCTTTCCCTTGATTTCATTAGCAAAAGCGTTGTATATGTCAAGATATGTATAACCAAACATGAGATTGTTAGTCATGCCATCATTCCTAACTCCGTCAACATAGACAACACACGTTCCGTCAAAATTAATATCCCTAATACCGCCGCTTCTTATTTGTAATCCGACAGTCTTAACAAATGTGATATCAAGAACTTTAATTGTCACGCCTGAAATCATAGCAGTGTCTTCCGAGAACTGAACACTATAAGACACTGCGTCATCACCCTTGATACCACCAGACAAATCCTTACGCCAATATACAGTACCATCAACCGCTTTCTCCGTAGGAGTAATACCCTTAACAGGCTGCTTATCTCCGTTATAGATAAAAGTCCAATAGGCATTATCGTAGCTTACCCTGTCATAATAGTAATAACCAACAGCAGAGTCGTAAACGCCTCTATCATTGATAATTGTAATATCCTGACCACTCACAGCCTTGAACTTGAATACGGATGAAGATATAGTCACGTTGCTTGGGGAGATTACAAATACATCCTTGTGTTCGTGATCAAATTTAACAATCCCTTTGTATCCGACAATGCGAGGTGTATCAGAACCAGATGATTCAAGCATGAGAACATTTGTTCTGCTTTCGTAGCTGGTTTCTCCTTCCTGTGGCTGATGTCCGTCAAGAACAATAGCATCGCCTTCTGTTGGAATATCATTACGACCAATCTGGCAATTTGCCTTGGAAAGAACCACCCAGTCGAATTTCTTATCACCATAGAGGCTTTCTCCATTATCATTTACAATAAACTCACTCTCAGAAGAAACCGCAACAACACACCTCCAGTATTCCCTATTGGATGCGTTGTCGTAAGCTCCAGGCTTAATATTAAAGGTCTGACATCTTGCTTGGTCACCGACTACCCACAAGTTCTGTGTAGCCATTGTTCCATCATCAGCAAGGATATAGCATTTCCAGCCATCACACTCTCTGTCTGTAGATAAAGTATATTCGCCTTTCTCGCTATTATAGACAACTGGCACAACCTTTACAAGCTTACTGCCAGCACCAGAGAGATAAACATTACCTCCAGCATAAGAAAGCTTCCTTATCTCCAGCTCATTAAAGACAGCTTTTCCCCATACAATGAGGTCTGTAATACTGAGAGAGTATCTGCCATTATCGTCTGGCTTGATACCGAAACCCTGTTGTGAGGCAGAATTGAATCCGTCCGAAGCGATTCTATTAATTATACCATTTCCACTTCCGTCGAATCCACAGACATTTCCTAAAGAAAAGCCTTGGAGAAGCTGCAGAAGCTGCTCAAATTTAACCTGACCTTTTACCACCTGAGGATCCTTTGTCGCTTTCAGACTCAAATACTGCAGTAATATTTCCGCATCCTCACGAAGGTTGCCCGCCTCAGAGGCGTAGGCTGCATTCTGTGCCGATGCTGCAGTACCGGCATAATTTGCCTGATCTGCAACTTCTGCCCGCTTAGCCTTATCAGCCCTGCCAGCGTGCTCTGCTTCAGATATAACTCCGGATATATACTTAGTTGAGGAAGAAGAACCGCCCGAACCTCCCGTCTTCTTCGGCTTGCTATAAGTTTTAATTTCTATCATATTATAATCCTTTTATAACACTATTAAAATCACTTTAGAACAACTCTCTCATCGTCACCACAGCAGTACCCTCAGTAAGGTTTCTGTCTATACCCTGCACATAGAACCGTTTACCGATAACAGGAACACTAAAGATGCTCGCAAAGCTAAGACCCTTCTTTGGCTCGATGACGTTCTGCGTCATCACCACCCTCGGTTCGTGCCATTCCTGCCAGTACGCATCCACATACAACTTCTCCGGCTTATCCGTCAAGTTCTGGTTGCGGTCATAGATGCCGACAAGTGCATTCTTGGTTGCCTCGTTCTGCGGAGATGATAATTTCACCGCATTATTTACCCCTAACGCCTTGCACTCCTTCGAGGTGAGCGCGGTGGTAAACCGAAACTCCAGGTCATCCTTTCGGTTGACGAAGTTTTCGCCGGTATCACTCTTATATACGATATCCTTTTCGTCACTTACCGCACCTATCTTTCCGTTATCGCTAACCACCTCTACCTTAAACTCCTTGAGCATGATACTATTGATCTCCTGCAGGAGAAGATGGCTATCCTGATACCACTTGGTATGTCGCCAGAAAGATGGATGCCTTCTCGTCACTTCATTCCATTCCGCATTCACGGGGCCGAGTATCTTAAACTGCACGCTACCACTTACATGATCAGACATGCGGATAGGTATCGCAGTACCCTCTGCAGTAATACCCTTTGTGTATGGAGCATTCTTGCGGATCTCGAACTCCGTACCAATAATCTTATCCCTTAATTTCGGATCAATACCGATGGTGAAGCTCTGTGCGTAATACTCGTCATCTGATGCACATTCGCTCCGCTCCTTGTATTTCTTCCATACGAAATCATCCGTATCGCCTTCGCCCTGGCTCGTGCCTCCTACCGCATTCTTATCGCCCTTATTGCATTCTACGACACATTTGTCGCCAATAATGAGCATACAGGATACGAGACCAACTCTTTTAATCGTGTCAGTAGCAACACCTACGGCACTATAGTTATATTCATATTCCTGAGGACCAGTGCCCGTATATGGATAGAAGGAATGAGATATGTCGGCTTTATTAGCTTCGTCATAACTATACGAATCCCCGTTCCACTGCTCGGAGTACCAATACTGACGGGTATAATACCTTCCGTCTCCATTATTACGGCTCGGTACGGTATTACCAAAATAAGAATCAGGATGGTAAGGTGGAAGATTCCATCTTATTTCGAGTGATATACGGCTAAAGACATCCGTAACGTTCATCAAAGGATTAAGAACCATTTTACCGCTGATTACGATATAATTAATCGTATCACTATCCACGGGCGAGAAAGTACCTCCACTCTTATTTCCTGTATATTCCGCAACAGGACATGATGCAAGAACATCCTTTTCGTTTGGCGAACCACTTCTACCCATGGTAGAAATAATCAGATAGTTATCCATACTTACCGAGGTAACGAGGGAAGACGTGTTACCGCCATTTTTTCGCTCTATCTTACCGAAAGCACACACGCACGCACCGATACCAGCGGTAAGACCTTTGTTCAGGATATCCTGCTGCTTGGTTCCGTCTGCGGGGTATTTCTCGTACATATCCACACGACTGCCTTTTTCTATTCCATAGAACTTCCAGTTCGTCACAGCCTTGGGCCAGCAGAACCAGTCCACCTGACTTGCATCCTGCCAGTCTGTTCTTCCACCCGTCACCATAGCTTTCATGCTATCGTGTGCGGTTTTCCCTTCACCTTCAGCTATATACTCTGTCATGTATTTCTGGAAGTTTCCTGCAGCAATCAGAGAATCATCATCGAGCGGACTTTCTATCACATCATCCACTTCTGTCACATTATCAGTAAGCAGCAACTCATTGTATGTTTCACCAATACTGATTTTCGTATCACAGTCAGCCACCTCAATATCCTTACCAACCCGATATGTAGGTATTTCAATACTCTTCCAGAAGCCTTCGTCTATTCTATACCAATTCAAATAAGAATTTTTTCGTATCGACTCCCAGGAGAATATATAGAAGGTAGTACCTTCCTGCACAATATGCAGATTGAGATACTTCAGTATTTCACCAAGCACGTCTTCCTGTGTCCACATATCATCCTCCTTATCGCCAAAGAACAGCAATTCGTTGATACTGATATTCTGGAATATATTATATATTTCGTCACCCGTTCCGTTACTCAGCGCTTTCGAGCCATCATACATTATCTTAAATGCGCCAGCTTCCCAATAATTAGCTGCATCGCTCACGTTATTCAGTATCTCGACAATAATATCATAGAAAGTACGCTGAGCCGCCTTTCCTTTGAGCACATCATAGAGAACCGCCGCGGCACCCACATTCCGATAGTTGGAATAAGAGAGGGCAGAAAGGCAGTCGATACAGGTCAGTTCCACCTCGTCATAGTCTTCATTATAACCCTGACTAAATGCCTGAGGCTCGATATATCCTACAAAAATACTTTCATCATTCCGAAGGATATTCACCACGGCATCACGACAGGAACTGCAGAAGAAGTCCGGCACAAAATTCTTGCACAACAGGCGTACACTTGCCTGATAGCAGAGTATATGATCAAAGGTGTCGTTTACCTGAGAAGTAATATCTACAGGATCATCGGTAAAGAAAATACCATCCTCTTCATTACCGATTTCCACACTTTGAGAATCATCACCATTCGTAATGATGATTACCGTAATCTTATCTTCCTGGTTATTATAAAAGTCTCCATAAAAAAGCATAGTCTCTAAATTTTAATGTTACTACGTCGGCGATTGCTTCTCGTTTCATTCGCTACCGCCATCACAATATCACGCCCACGGAGTCGGCCATTAATGCCAAGTGTTGCACTTATACCGCCACCGATGCCCTGCAGCCCTGCAGTATTCACCGACACACCCTGCACCGCCGCACCGTTGGCAATGGCAAAGAGGCGGGCCTGCTGGGCTGCGTTCAGGATCATCTCGCCAGAGTTGACCCTTACTAAGACCTTGTCGCCCGATGTCTGATTGCCGCCAACAATACCACCAGTGGCAAACTGACTGATGGTGGATATAATGCTCGTAAGCTGTGCCGTACCCGATATACCGAAAGCAAGCCAGTCTATCCAGGTCTTACAGGTACTCATGGCCTGCGCAAAGGAAAGAACAAACTGGCCGATGGCTGCAGCCATCATTCCCGCCTTGGCCGCTGCTGAGTCTCCGCCCAACTGCTGCAGGGCAGAACCCAACATCTCACAGCTGGCTCCAGCCGCCGCCATACCCTTGGCAGTAGAGTCGCTTATGCCATTAATATCAGCCAAGCCTGTGCGCACACTCTCAAAGTTGCTTACGTCAATATTGAAGAGTGAAGAGATATGATCATAATCCCGTGCCTTGGCTTCCACCTCTGTGTTGATGACGAGCGGCTTATCCAATAACTTTTGGCGCTCCGCTTCTATCTCTTCGTTCAGCTGCGCAGTCAGATTGCTTGCAAACGTCTTCACGTCAAGTTTCGGAACATCCTCGATACCGACATCCACCTTCAGCATATACAGTTGGCGCTGGAGTCCTTCCATTTCTGCATTCAGAGCACGGGCAGCTGCCTTGTTAGCAGTGGCGTTGAGCTCCTTCTGCTTTTCGTTGATTTTCTCCTCATACCAGTCGATGCTACCTTCTAAGGCTTTTTTATCCTCAGTTACTACAGGGGTATTCCCCGTATTGGTATTACCGCTGCCTCCGGCATTACCGGTCGAACCGGTTGAGGTGTTGAGAGTAGGAGGTGTTGCACTATACCCTGCAGTATGCTTATAGCTGATATTCTGGTTCTGCTTGACAAGGGCTTCCATACGCTTCTTCAGGTTCTGTTCCTGCCGATACAGATTGGTCACTACCTTGTCTGCCTCTGCCTTCTGACTGGTGCCAGGCAAGATTTGAAGCCCCTCACCCTTAACATATCCTATTTTATCCCTATTATCAAACTTTTTAACCTTTCCGTTTTTATCGTGCGTATAGTCGTACCGCTGTTGCTGCAGGTCGGCTGCCTGGTTGGCAAGATTGCGGATAGTGATCTCATTGATCATCTGATTACAGTAAGCCTTAGAGTTGGCAGTAAGCGCCTGATACCATTGGCTCACGGTAGAGTAGTAGCCCATCGCTTCGCCATACTTGGTGTTCATCTGCTGCACCATCGCCTTCTCCTGTTCCTTGCTCCCCTTGAAGTTCTTCAGGGCAGCGATATTCTGCATCATCTCGCTGCGCACGCTCGCTATCTGCTGCGCCGTCTGCTGATGAGCCATCTTAGCTTTCTGCTCTGACTCCGAAAGATTATCTACACTCTTGACAGCATCGTCGCTGCTATTCATGAGGTAGTTGATAGCTTCAGTAAGCGCCACAATAGCGATGCCCACACCCGTAGAGATCATCAGGCTACGAATAGCGAGTTTCAGGGTCGTAGCGCTCACGGTTGCACCTCGCATGGTAGCAGAACATACCTCTATAACAGGAGAAAACATAGCTATCACTGTTCTCGCCAACTTTGATGACACTGCCAAGAGATTAAACGACTTCGATAGCGATACTGCTGCAGCTGCACCTGTAGCCATTTGTGCCGCAACATTAATATAAGGCAATACGTTACCTATAGATGATTGCAGCATGTCAGAATATTCGCCCAACTTATTATTAATCAGTTGCAGTTTTGCAGCCCCTGTGCTCGATAGAATATCAAAAGCCTTATCTATGGTGCCAGCACTATTTTTCATGTCTGCGACATCCTCTCTAAACTTCTCCGCCAGTTTACCTGTCAATGGAGTAAGAGCACGAAGACTCTCTGCGCTTCCGAAGAGCTTTCCATATATCTCCTGCTCCAGCATACCGCTTGATGCAGCATATTGTTTCACGCTCTTATCAAGTGAAACCAAGAACTGCTCCATACCTCCAGCAGCCTTGATAGCAGCAGCATCAAACTGGATACCCATCAGTTGTGCCATCTCCGCTGCTTCGCTCGAAGGCTTGATAAGAGCTGTAAATATAGCCGCTAACTGAGTACTTACCTCGGCAGTATTACCAGATACGCCCGTTAAGGTACTGAAGGTAGCCATCAGTTCTTCAATACTTACACCGAGAGTAGAAGCCTGAGAGGTGACACGTGGCAAGGCTTGCGCCAACTGTTCAAACGAGGTAACACCATTCTTGGCGGTAAGCTGTATCTTATCTTGGATAGAACCAGCAGCATCCCAGTCCAATCCGTAGTTCTTGATAATGGTAGAAGTAACTTTCACAGTCTCACCAAGGTCAGCAATACCTCCCACAGAGGCACGGGCCGACTTAATTAAGAAAACTATCCAGTTATCCTCGGGCACACCATTGGAGATAACTTGATAGAGGCCGTTCGCTAACTCATCACGAGCAACAGGAACCTCGTGGGAGAGTTCGGCTACCTGCTCTTTCAGTTTAGCGAAGTCATCGCCGCTCTTTCCCGCCATGGTATTAGCAGCCGCCATAGCACCACCGAAGCTGCGACTTTCGGCAGTAAAATCATTCAATACCGAAGACAGTTGTCCGATAGCATTAGAGACATTATTCCATTTCTCTACTATCTGATTGGTATTAATGAGTTGCTCTTGTAGCGCACCGGTAGCTCCTTTTGCTTCATTGACTACACGACGCAAGTTATCGACTGCAGTGGTAGCTGTCACCACCTTTTCTTTGCCGTCAATATTAAGCCGAATGTTAAATCTTACCTCGTTACTCATACTTTTTGCTTTATAATTTTGATTATTTGATTCTTTTTATTATATTTGCAGCGTGTTAATAATTAAACATCATTATGGCAGAATATAAAGTTACACCAATGAAAGACAGAACCATCTGCGGCTGGATTGCCGTCGTGAGTTTTCTTATAGGACTGATTCTCTGTGACTGGGTTATGGGAGCAAAGGCACCAGACTGGGCTTCTGATTTGTTAATCCTTTGTGGCATTGTCTCGTGTATAAGTTTCTTATTGTGGACGCTTATGCTCTGTCAGGATGACAACATATAACTCCTACTATAATCCCGCCCGCTTCTTCGCTGCCCGATATCTCTCCATGATTTCCTCACGGCTCATCGGCTTTTTGTTCTTCACTCCTTCCTCTTCACTCTTCCCTCGTTCCTCCCACGGGAACCTCATGATGTCCTGAGGCGTAAGCTTCGACTTAGAGTAAGGCTGCATACTGCAGAGACACTGCATCCTTATGCGTTCCCACCTGCCTCGCTCCCTGCTTGTCTGCATCTCATTCCATGCCTCATACGCTGCGTAAAACTCCGAAGGGGCGCATCGGCAAAAGTCATCCATACTCATACCAATACACCCCATCGCGATACCCAGCAGATGTTCCACATCCGTAGGTTCATATTTCTCCGAGTCAGAGCCTATGGCTTCGTCTCGGCTTTTTTTTTCTCACTCTCTTCGTTCATTGCCGCATTCCAGGCACTCACGTCATCCGGAGTGATCAGACAACAGAAAGTCTCGAAATCGACATCAAACTCCACTCCGTCGGCCTTACAGGCAGCTACGACACAACACCACATAAACATGAGTAATTCTTCTATGTTATTAGCGTCCATGTCACTCACGTCCTTCTGCAGATTTCTCTTAAACAGAAGCATTGCTCCCATTGAGAGGCGGCAAGGCAATTCCCTGCCGCCTACATTAATCATCGTTTTTTTCATTAATAAACACAAAATAAAAATAAGAGACAGTATTTTAGCTCAATTATTTAGAATGTACTGTAGCGCTGCTCGCACCGGACTGCAGACCATTAGTCTGTTTCTCTACCTTGCCATAGTTCTCCAGCTGCACGGTGTACTTGGCATCATCGCCCGCCTGGCCGTCCAGATCGAGAGAGGTAATGATGTACTTACCCTTATATCCGCCAGCCGTCTTTCCGGTACGCTGACCAGCCTCACGAATATTGTAGCTTGCAGTGACAGGAGTACCACTCAGCATCAGGTCCTTCAGCTGGTCATAAGTAGGAGCACCCGAATCGGCGTCCGTACATACCAAGCCGTCGGCAGAGATAGTCTCCGAGAAACTCTTTACGTACTTCTCTTTCCACTTCGCACCTGCAGCCTCCTTGGTCATACGTTCACCCGTCTCAGCCGAGGTGGTAATCTTACAACCTGTACTGAAGGCCAATGCGCCATCATTCACGGAGAGGATAAGATCAGTACCGTCCAATATATTTTCCATATCAATACTTTTTATGATAACTTACTAATAGATAGCCCACAAGGGCTACCCCTAACCACACACAAATTAATATTACCATCGAACCCTTACTACATTCGGGAGGCTTCTTCTCTTCCACGCTTTCTACGCTATTATAATTGCTTTCTAACGCCGTTCGCTTGATCTTGGAAGAAGAATTTACCGAAGTAGAACAGGAGCTATTTTCACCTTCGAGTATGGCTTGAGCTTTCGCCGTGCCATATCCCTCGATGCGATACCCGCCGCTATCCAATGGCTTGATGAGCCACGTCTGCTGCCACTGCTGGTCAGTCGTCAGACTTTCCGTCGTCTGCCCCGTCGTTCGCGCCGTGTCTCTGCTTACGCTGCTGTCTTGACTTACGCTGCTTGCCTGTTGCATCTGCTGCGTCTGGGTCACCATCGTCTTCTTGGTTCTGCAGTTCACCACTGACAGGACAAGAAGCGCGATGAGGACAAAGCTGAATAGCCTCGATAGCCCGTGTGAGCCTATTGAGTGCATAGCGGGTGCGGGCGTTCTCCTTGTTGAGTTCCTCGATAGCCTTTGCATTATATTCTGCTGCATCATTCAGTTCTTTTTGTTTTGCCAGGAGTTCCTTGCTCACGTCGCCATACATCTCCTTGAAGGTGTCATGTATGCGCTTCGCCTGCTCAGCCTCCTTCACCTTTCGATTGGCTATCCAGGCGATGGCAGCACCAATGCCGCCCGATGGGATAGCCCACTGCAGTATGTTTAGTATGATGTCTGTCATCGCCTTTCAACCATTTTAACTAATAACTAACTTATAATATAATGAAGATTTGAAGCCTTCTTTTTAAGCCTGATGGCCGCTATAGATGACACCACCGGCATCCTCCTTCTTAGGCATACAGATGAAGTAGTGGCGGTAAGACACTAAGTTGCGCTGGTACTGAGGGTCGCTCTCGGCAGGTCTGTAGTACATCTTGGTAGAGCCTGTGGCCTTGAATACACGGGGCACGTAGAATGCGAACGAACACTGGAACTCGCCAGCCTTAGGTGTGGCGCCTAAGGTGTTCTTCACGCCTGCAGTACTGTAGGTAGGACAGGCACCGTACTCATAGATGTCAAAGCCATAGAGACGGCCTACAGTGCCGTCGGTGCGGTTGATGTTATACTGTTCCTTGAATGCCTGGTCGGTCTCCAGGAGGTCGTTCACGTGGTCCGTACAGAGCACCAGGCGACGGTCAGTCACAGGCACGCCTAATGCGTCGAGTTTACGCTTCAGAGCCACAACGTCGTCAATACAGAGCTTGATACGCTTGGTGGCGGCATCCACGGCGCCAGTAGTCACGAGCACCGGAGTCTTGTCCGTGTTCTTCGTAGGACAGAGCGCATGGGCTGCCTTGGCATACTTGGCATCGTTCAGGGCGTTGGCGCAGCTTTCCTTCACGCGGGCCATCTTTTCGTAACTGAGCGCATACAACTCGTCGTCGGTCACTGGCACCACCTTGGTCTGGAACTTGTCGAGCGAGAAGGTCTTGTCGCCGTCCTTTAAATCCTGTACGTCCAGTGGGTAGGTGGTGTTGTTGACGAGCACCTGCGGATCGGCACCCACATCCACGAGGTGAATCACGTCGTTGTTGACGATCGAACTCTGGTCGGGCACACCGTTGAGCCATGCTGCGTCCAGTTTTCCGCGGAGAGCCTTAATCAGCTCACCCGTCCATACTTCGGTCAGCGCGCCACCACACGCTGCATCCTCAGGCATAAAACCAGGGAGAGCGATAGCAATAAGACAAGCCACAGCTGCACCACTCATAGGGCTGCAGCCCAACAGCGTTGCGATAACTCCACCTACAATGGCATTGAAAAGCAATGCCGATGCAATCTTGATAATTGTTTTCTTATTCATAGTTATATCTTTTTTTTATCTTTAAAAGGCAAGAATGCTCTTTTTACCTTTTTACCTTTTTACTTTTTTACCTTTAAACATTACGCAGGCTCAAATCCATACTCCGCCTTGTAGAGGCGCACGAATTCGTCGTGGTGGTTATCGTGCAGATCCATCATCACGTTGGCTGGCACGGCACTCAGCTTCTCGTACTTCGAGTAGTCTTGTGGTTCTGCCACGATATTACCCTTGTCGGTTCGGTGCAGGGTTGCCGTAATCTTGCCCTGTGGCTGCATGGCCGACAGCGTGATGTTCAACTGATCCAAACCCAACTTCTTGCCCAGTTCCACGAAGTGTTCCTTCATGCCTGCAGCAAGTCGTTTCTCTGTAATGGCAGTTTCCACCGCACGAGTGATAGCAGCCAACTCCACAGCCTGCTGCTGCGCCTGGAGCGTCTGTACCTGAGTCTCCAAGGCGGATACCTTACCTGCCGCGAGACTGAGACTCACGAGCTTCTGATTCACTTCTTCTTCCGTTGCGGTCTCCTTCAGACCCAACTTGATCGCTAAATCTTTTAATTCCATTTCTTTCTTTTTTAATGGGGTTTTACTTACATTATCTAATAGAGGAAGAACACCATCAATGGAGTCCTGTCCTGCTGAAAGTGAGATTGTCTTACCTTCATGAGTGAGCACGATAGCGTCATCATTGCCACCAATATCTACCACACTCACCTCGATGAGTTTCGATTTCGTCACCGTCGGTCTCTGCTGACCCTCGGCGAGCAGCTGCTTATCGTCGCTCATCTCCAAGACCTGGAAGTTTGGGCTCACCATTTTCACGCTACCGAACTCCCATTGCTTCTTCAGTTGCTTAGACAGTTCCGTAGCCTCGTCAAACACCAGCTCGCCCGTTACGTCCTGACCTTCCACCTTCAGATCCTTCACCATACCCACCACCTTGCCACGCTCGTGCATGTAGAGCAGTACCGGGTTGCGCTGATACTGCGCCAGATCTATACCTGGTGTAAGAATTCGAGTGCCGTAGCAGTTCACGCTCTCATTACTGATTCTTACTCGTTTACCTTTGCTCATATCTTTTCTATCTTTTTATCTTTAAAAGCAAGAATGCTCTGTTTACCTTTTTATTTTTTTACCTTTTTACCTTTAAAAGTTTTTTTTTTCGGGTGCAATATTACTAACTTTTCGCATAACCTCCAAAAAAGTATGAAATGGTTGCACACTTCTATGAAACCGCTGCACACTATTTTTGCAGATTGCCCAAAAAGTCGCAATTTTGCAATACCAAACCCGCAAGGCATCAAGCGCCTCCGTGGTTTTCTATTCACATTATAATAACATTAGAATATGACAAAAGCAGAATTAGAACGCAAGAAGAACCTCGCCCGAACCCTCTATATGGCGGGTAAGGAACAGGCAGAGATAGCCGAGCAGATTGAGGTATCCAGAGTGACAATATCCAAGTGGGCCAACACGGATGGATGGAAAGAACAACGAGCCGCCAAGAACGTAACGCGACCGGAGCTGGTCAACAAACTCCTCCTCACCATTGACACCCTCATCAGTCAGGTAAACGAATCCGGCGACCCGGACAAGATATCCGGATTAGGCGACCGATTGGCCAAACTCTCGTCCGTTATTCAGAAACTCGACAAGAAAGCCAACGTGGTGGATGCCATCGAAGTATTCATGGCCTTCAGCAAGTGGATGCAGTTCCGCGCACAGACCGACCCGAACATCACACCCGAACTTCTCAAGACATTCAACTATTACCAGGATCTCTTCGTTTCCGACAAGATGAACAATGGCTTTAGTTGTGAACTCTAAGGTATAACAATAATAATAGAAGCAAAGAAGGATGGCGACACAATCAGAAAAGAAACAGGCCATCGAGGCATGGCGTGAACACTGCAAGCAGATAGCAGCGCTTACCGACACCTCGCTCATGGCTCCCGAAAGCAAGACGGACAGAAAGAAACGTATTGCTTCCCTGCAGAGGGACTATGCTGCCTTCTGCGAATATTATTTTCCTCACTTCCTGCAGCTCAAGGATAAGACCACCGGCAAGGTACTGCGCACCATCCACAATGCGCCGTTCCACAACCAGGCAGCCCGCAAGGTGAAGTCAACGCCCAATCTGAAGGCGGTATTCATGTGGCCTCGTGGTCACGCCAAGAGTACCCATCTGGACGTTTTCCTGCCCCTGTGGCTCATGTTTCAGCCTCTCAGACTCATCAACTTCATGGTCATCGTGGGCAAGAGCGAGGAGGCTGCCTGCCGACTATTGGGTGATATCCAGGCTGAGTTAGAATACAACGACCGACTCAAGGCGGATTTCGGAGAACAGAAGCCTAACGGCGGCGACTGGACCGACGGTGAGTTCAAGGCACAGTGCGGCGTCAAGTTCCTCGCCTGCGGACGTGGTCAGAGTCCTCGTGGTCTGCGCGACCGTGAGGCACGTCCTGACTATATCGTCATCGACGACCTTGATGACGATGAGCTCTGCAAGAACGAGAAGCGCGTCCGTGAACTTACCTCATGGGTTAAGTCAGCCCTCTTCGGATCCTTGGATGTGGGCCGTGGCCGTTTCATCATGGTGGGCAACCTTATCTCCAAAAACTCCGTGCTCTTCAACATCGCCCACACCAAGGGCGTATTTCTCTCCAAGGTGTATGCCGTGGATAAGAACGGCAACCCTACATGGCAGGAGAAATGGACACGCGAGGAGGTGGATGCTTATCGTGAATTCGTGGGCTATCGAGACTGGAACAAGGAGATGATGCACAATCCTATCAAGGACGGTACCATCTTCCGCCACGAATGGATCAAGTATAAGCGTATGCCGAAGCTCTCGAAGTATGATGCCTTAGTCTGCTATACCGACCCATCCTGGAAATCGACTACCGAGAACGACTACAAGGCGTGCCGACTCTGGGGAATTATCGGCAAGGAACTGCACCTGATAGATTGCTTCGTGCGTCAGGAAACCACGGGTGCCATGGTAAGATGGCTCTACAACCTCTACGAGCGAAGCTTGGAAGAAGGCGCAAGCATCCAGTTCTACATGGAGGCAAACCTGATGCAGGATACCGCCCTCGATGAGTTTGCTGCAGAAGGCGACCTGCGTGGCTATCAGCTACCTATCACGGCCGACAATCGCAAGAAGCCCGACAAACTGCAGCGTATCGAGTCCGTAGCTCCACTCTGGGAGCGTGGTGTGGTATTCTACAACGAGGCACTCAAAGACTCCGAGGATATGCAGGTAGGTATCGATCAGACGCTTTCGCTCGAACATGGCAGCCGCGCGCACGATGATGCGCCCGATGCCGACGAGGGCGCCATCTATATCCTCCAGAAGCAGGGCAGAGTAGCCGCCTTTGTTCCGAGAATAGTCAAGAGAATGCGCCCCAAAAATTCATGGTAACAAAAACATTTCTAATTTCTAATTTCTCATTAAATCATGAGTTTCATCACGCAGGAAGATTTTAAGGTCGTGAGCAGCGAAGCTTCGCTCAAGGCCATCACGGGTGCTGACCCGGATAACATCAGCAACGCCATCGCGGAGGCACAGGAAGAAGTAGCCGGTTATCTGCGCCCTAAGTATGACACCGACCGCATCTTTGCCACCGAAGGCAACGGACGCAACCGTCAGCTCGTCATGTACACTGCCGATATTGCGCTCTACAACATGATTGCGTCGCTCCCCAACCGTATGGGCTACGAGACCCGCAAGGAACGTTACGAGCGTGCCATCAAGTGGCTTGAGGGTGTACAGGCGGGCAAGATAGTCCCAGACCTACCCATCGCTACAGACGAAACAGGCAGCGACATCTCGCAGGGCGGAGTCTTGGCATACGGCAACGGGCCCGACCGCCACAGCTGGTAAAGTATTAGTCGGAATAATAATCGGCAAGAAGGCTCTTTTTACCTTTTTACTTTTTTACTTTTAAATTAAACATTAAATAAAAATGGCAAGATTGAACATAAATAGAACCAAAGACCGCATAGAGGATGTCTGGAGAGCATTCCTCGGCAAGCCGCAGCTCTGGAGAACTAAATATGGTAACATCGAACTGGTAGGCAAGAACAACCGCCGACAGGTGGAGAGCATCATTGCCAAACTGCAGCGTACCACCGAAGCACTCACCAAGGGCGACATACAGAAGTGGCGCCGTGCGTGGCAACTCGCCATCAGCGTGGAAAGCCCCAACCGTCAGGCACTCTATGACATCTATCGAGACACCGAAATAGATGCCCACCTCTCCGGTTGTATCGACCAGCGAAAGGGCTTCGTCATGTCTCGCTCTTTCAAGCTGGAGGACAAGAACGGCACACCCAACGACGACCTCAACCACTTCCTCGAGCAGGAATGGTTCGTGGAGTTCTGCCGCCTCGTGCTTACTACTCCCTACTGGGGACACTCGCTCATCGAACTCGGAGACCTCGGTACCGATGGCGACGGATGCCTCTCTTATAACTGTGTGACGCTGGTGGATCGCAAGTACGTCATACCTGAGCACCACCGCGTCATCACCGACCTCGGACAGGACTGGACCACTGGCATCGACTACCACGAGCCGGAATGGTTCGGCAATCTCATCGAGGTGGGCAGACCAGACGACCTCGGCCTCTACCTCAAAGCTTCGCTCCACTGCATACCTAAAAAGAACGTCTTGGCGGCATGGGACGTCTTCAGTGAAATCTTCGGTATGCCACTACGCGTTGCCACCACCAGTTCCAGGGATCAGAAGGAGGTGGACCGTATCAGCGACATGATGGCGCGCATGGGTCAGGCTGGCTATGCCGTACTGCCTACGGGCACGGAAATCCAAATCGTAGAAAGTGCCAAGAGCGACGCATTCAATGTTTACGACAAGCGTGTGGATCGTGCCAACTCCGAAATCTCCAAACTCATCATCGGCCAGACCATGACCATCGAGGACGGTAGCAGCCTCTCGCAGAGCCAGACCCACCTGAAGGTGTTTGAAAACTTAGTGGAGAGCGATGCCAAGTTGCTCGCCAATACCATCAACAACCAGCTGATTCCTCGCATGATTAGCCACGGTTTTCCTCTGCAGGGTTATCACTTCGCATGGGATGACAGCCCAAGCTATACTCCGGAGCAGCAGATGGAGTACGAGAAGATGATCTCCGACCGATACGAGGTGGACGGCAAATACTTCGCCGACAAATACAATATGCCTGTGGGTGAACGCATCCAGCAGCCTTCACTCTTCGGCAGTGAACCTGCAGACACGAAGAAAGACACAAAGGAAGACCCGAAGGACAACAAAAAGGACCTGAAGAATTTTTTCGACTGAGCCCCGAAGATTACGAGGGGCTACACTCGAGATACAAGGAGATAATGAAGGGCATGGACGTGCCCGACGCTATCCAGCTCATGGGCGACAAGCAGTGGCAGGAGATCAAGTCGCGGCTTACTGGTAAGTTCAATAAGATGATGAAGGGTCTCTTCCGTCAGAAGGGAGCGCAGCTCGACATCAACATCTTAGCCAGCGACGAGGCACAGGAATTCATTACTACCCATGCGGGCATCCTTGATGGCGGCTTCCAAAAGGTAGAGATGACTGACAAGATGCGCGAACGGCTTACCCGTTCCAACTACATCTTCTCGGGCATCAAGACGTTCCACGAGCTCAACGAGGCTTTCCCTTCCATGCTCGATGAGAATGGCAATAAAAAGCCGTTCGAACGCTTCCTGAACGATGTACAGAAGATCAACGACACCTACAATGCCAACTATCTGCACGCCGAATACAACTTCGTACAGGCTTCTGCCACCATGGCAGCAAAGTGGGAACAGTTCAGCGAGGATGGCGACCGATACAACCTGCAGTACCGCACGGCCAAGGATGACAAGGTGCGCCCGGAACACGCTGCCCTCGATGGGGTGACACTCCCGATGAGCGACTCTTTCTGGGAAACCTATTACCCGCCGAATGGATGGAACTGCCGCTGTACCGTGGTACAGGTGCGCAAGCAGAAATATCCGGCCACAGAGCACGCTGAAGCCATGAGTAGGGGCGAGGAGGCCATGAACGGCGAACGATACAACATCTTCCGCTTCAACAGTGGCAAGCAGGGCAAAACCATGCCCGACTACAACCCTTACACCATCAAGCGGTGTAATGACTGCGATGTGGCGAAAGGAAAACTGAAGCTTGGTTTTGTGCCCGACTATCAGCTTTGTCAAGGTTGTATAATGATCAGAAAGTGTAGCGAAGACAGAAATAGAGATAATAGTGCCAAAGCTACTAAAAAATCACCAGAGGTTAAGAAGTTACAGGGCACAACAATCTCTAACCCTGACTTTAATCACGAAGTACTCGTTACTGGTGGTTCTATTAGGGAATGGACAAATCAGCCGCATAAAGAGTATGCCGCAAAGAATAGTATCCTAAAACATATCGCCAAAGTATTCCGGGAGGCTAAATACATAGGATTTATCGATAACTTCAAGATGAAACCAGGCGTAAAACAGTCACATTTATTTGAAACAAACGTCTTAGGAGAATTATCCTGGATTATCGTTAGAGAATATGAAATTGGTGAATTTGTTCTCCATAGCATTTCTGATAGCGATAAAATAAAAACAGGAATAAGAAAAGAGTAAATTTTAAAGCAACTACTCGGAGCTACAATCCGAGATCGCCCTAAAACCTACTCTTTCCGCTGCAAATATACAATAAACTTTTTAATCCCACAAGAAAATGAGCAAGAAAAATCAAAATTATGATGAATTTATAGAAAAATTCAAGCCAAGGAAGACTACAGACGACTGCTATACCCCCCCACCTGTGTATGAAGCAGTATTAGACTGGGCACGAAAGCACCTCGATATTGGCGACCGCCCTGTGGTACGCCCATTCTATCCTGGAGGAGATTTCGAGCACTTCGACTATCCCGACAACTGCGTGGTAATAGACAACCCTCCGTTCTCCATCTTCTCGAAGATTTGCAACTGGTACGTAGAGCATGGCATACCGTTCCTTCTCTTCGCTCCAGCCATGAGCAGCATCAGACAGAACGTCACCTATATCGGTGTGTCATGTACCATCACCTACGAGAACGGAGCGAATGTGAATACCGCATTTGTCACCAACATGATGGGCGATATCATCTGCACCACTGCTCCCGACCTCCACGAATCCGTAATGAAGGCCAACGATGACAACTTGAAGCAAAGCAAGAAGACAGTAAGAAATCTTTCTTTCCCTGACTGCGTGCTTCGGGCCACCACGCTGCAAACCATGAGCCGTGCGGGCGTCGAGTTCTGCGTAAGAAGAGAGCAGGGCTGTGTGGTCGGTCAGGCGTGTGAAAGCAAAAATGGCGAGTTCGGAAATTCTATCCTGCTATCCGATACTGCTACAGCAGAGAAGTTGGCAGCAGAGAAGTTGGCAGCGAAGAAACTGGCAGCAGAGAAACTGACCCTCACGGAGAAATCCAAGGCAATTATTGCACAGCTGAACAGCCCCTACTAAGGCTGGGGCCCTATCCCTACTACCGATGAGCCTCGGTCCCTATTAGGGATGGACCCTCGTCCCTATAGGGATGCAAAAACAATATTCTAACGGTGTTCTATCACCATTATATTCACATTTTAATCTTAAAAAGTAAATGATCAATTACAGTATTGCAATGTTGGGCAACCCTGCCAAGAAGCAGGACCCAAAGAAAGCCTACGGTGTGGCTCAGTACACCGAGAAGATGACGCTCAGCGAATTCAGTGAGCATATCTCAAGCCACGGCAGCACATACGATGCAGAAGACGTGGAAGCTATCCTCGGAAAAGCCGTGAAGTGTCTGCGCGAAATGCTCCTTGCCGGCAAGAAAGTGGAGTTAGGTAAGCTCGGAGAATTCTACGTCACCCTGCACGGCAAGGGCACAGAACTCGCTAAGGACTACAACCCTGCCACCTGTGTGGAGAAGGTGAACGTGGTGTGGACTCCTGGCAGCCTCTTCGAGAACCTGAAGAAGGAAGCAGCCTTCAGCTTTGTAGCAAGCCGCAACGAACAGGCAGAGGCTAAGCGAAAGGCCAAGGCACAGAACGGCGACAACAATCCTGGTAATACACCTGACCCCGGAAACAAGGAAAACCCAGACGACAAGGGTAACACCGAAAATAAGGGCGACACCGGAGACACCGGACAGGACAACGGAGGCGAGGATAATGAGTTATAATCCTCATACAGGCATGAAAAAGGGCTGCACCACGCTTGGTGCAGCCCTTCGTTTTCACACATATCCGACATAACGAAATACAAAAATTTAAAAAAAATAACCTAATAACTTAAAACAATCGAAATATAATATCTAAAAATAAGCGTATGCTCTTACCACGTTTTTAAATATTTTACCCTAAAGACATCCACATTCTCCAGCAGTTCCATGTGACTGTGATTGGTGTCTGTCATATAAGGATAGCTCACCTGATACTCAGCCCTCGGCTCTATGTCCTGCAGAGCTTCCCAGATACTTTCTCCTATCTCGAAGGAGGCATGATAGGCTTCATCATTCCAGTCGGTCACTAAGTGGAGCCTGAGATCTCCACTTCCTCTCACGCACTTCCCGAAGTCTGTATTCTTCACCACGTCCCAGCTGATTGTACCGAACTCCACGAACACCGCAGGACGTCCCCATTCGCTTTCTTCATCTACAAAGGCGACATTCTCATTCCACAGGTCTATATGCTGCACTGCAGGCACCCCGTCTTCTATCGCCCTTTTGATGTCCTTGTATAAGTTTTCTCTTGGATCCATATCTATGATGTATTAATTGATTTCTACTTTTTAAGATCAAGATGATTGAAGTATCCCTCAAGCTCATCCTCGATAATCTTTGTCACTTCTCTCTCAACTTCCGGGGCCATACCCAAGAACTGGCGCTTCGGTATCTTAATGGTCTTACCCACCTTCATCAGCGCCATAGACTGCCAGAACTCGGCATTAGCAGACAACTGACGTTGCTTTCCCGTCTGACGCAGGCTGCCATTCTTGCGATATCCGAAGGAACCTGTAGCCTCATAGTACTTATGCCAGAAATACCGCTTCATCTTCTCCGTTACCTTGATTTCTCCACCTTCGTTATGTATGGCTGCATAGGGAGAGGAAGAAAAGAACGTGATAGAGGTGGCATCGCTCCGGCTCTGAACGCTCTTCCTCAGGTCGCCCGAGGCTACAAGTATATGCCCGTCGCCTCTTATCGGACTTTTCCGCCTTGCCCATGCCTTGGTAAAGAACCCCTGGCGCTCGAAGTTCTTGTCGAACTCATCACCGATCTCCACCCTGATATCACTCAGAATATGTCTGATCACTACCGATAAATCATTATTTCCTGCCATATCTTTATCAGTTTTCAGTGTTCATAGTCCCATCCTTCAAACTTCAGGAAGGGTTCGTCGTCTTTAGGGATTTCATTACGAGGGTCGGCACTCGCATTCAGCACATTATATAGCTGTCGCTCACTGATGGCGTACTTCGGATAGATGTACCGCCTCCAGATTTCACGATTGGATATGCCCATTTTGGCATATTGGTCGTATATCGCATTGATGTCAGCTACCCGTTTCTTGTAGCTAAGTCCGTTCCTTTGATGAAATTTCCGCAAAACAACTTTCCCTTCCTTACTTACTATTTACAAACGTTATAACATGGTCTCTCTTTTTCTACTCTTCTTCAGAACCTTCCTCCTCCGTCGCTTCCTTGTCATCTTTCGGTGCGATGAAGATACGGCAGAAACTTGGCTCCATTCTGTGCCAAATGCCCAACTTCGGATCACGCTTGAAGAAGTAGTAATTGGTAGCATTCTTCTGCACCACATTCGACTCCTTGAAAAGCGCCATGATGTCGGCGTATTCCTGGTCGTTGAATTTATCCTCCAGTTCGTAGAGCTTACTGATACTCTTGTAGTCGAGATCTCCGGACTGGTTGCGCTCCAGGAGTGTCATTGCCAACTGGTACATCGGATCATTCTGTCCCTTCTCGCTTTTCTGCATGTACTCCTTCAGGAAGGTGACAAGGCGCTCGGCTGCAAGGTCTGCACGCTCGTCAAAACCCTTCACCTTATTGCAGCTCACCAGGAGTCGGAAGTTTCCGTCCGTAATGGTATAATTGCGCTGGTCGTCGTTCTTTACCTGTCCGTACTGTCTCATGATAGACGTGAATGCCTCCACTTCGCGCTCAAGCCATTGTTTGAAGCTCTTGGTATCTGACATCACCGTGATAAGATTTTCCTCCACACGGTGCATGAAATCGGCACGCAGACCCTCGTAGGCATCACGCTTGTCGATACGCTCATTCTTAGCCTCCGCGTTGAGTTGCTGGCGGAGTGCCTCTTTCTGTTCGTCACTCAATAATGAGATATCAAACTGTCCCTGCTGAGTATTGCCTTCAGCTGGGCTGACTTTTTCTTCTTTTTTGCTCATAACCTAATAGTATTACTTGTGATTGATTAATATTTTGTTCTTTATTCCCAAAGGATTCTTCCCTCTTCATTCTTCCTTCTTCACTTCCCAGTCCTCCCTTGCGCTTGATAGCTCTCAGTTTGCGCTCGAGAGCTTCAAGGTCAGAAATATCCAACTGAGCAAACACCTTGCCGCATATTCTCGGATGAGAGCAGAAATCGTTGATGCGCTGCCAGTCTCCGGTGTTGACCCCTAACTCCTGCATCAGATGCAGACAGATGGAGCGGTGCCGCTTGCGCTGATCTCCATATCCGCACATGTTCTCAAGCGCCTTGCACATGTCGGTATATTCTCTCGTCGTCATCTCGCGAAGATGTGAGGTGCGACCCTTCGTGTACGTTGAGACGAGGGCTTCTTTCTGTTCTTCCTCATCTCCATAGTGCGGTACCTTCTTGAAGGCGGCATAAAAACGCCTGTAGTTCTTAACTGATCCTGCCATCCGTATTTCCCTTTAAATTGTACTACGTATATCATTCGAAAGCCGTTTTAATACTGTCCTATCATCTACGAAACCGTTTACCTCTAAGACTGAACAGTTATCATTCCGTCGTTCACAAGGCGGTACTCCAGGTAATGTTCGCGGGCGATATCGAGCGCACAGCACAGACCTTCAGCCAGGTCCACCTCTTGAATGATTGGCACATTATCGAAACAGAGGTATATATTTCCCTCAAACTCTCTCGCCTGCAAGCGGCTAAGCGCCTCACGTTTGATGTTCCGCTCATGCTTGAGCATCTTCTGGCGGTGAGCTTCTTCTGAGATTTTCTCCCACCATGCCTTGACGGCAATAAATAATTTCTTCATAATTACAAGTATTATTATTAGTTTATAATTTTGTCGCAGCTTTAGCGCTGCATTGTCTTTATCTCAAATCCCGTCGAGTATATAGTCCATACTGTTCAGGTATTCATTTTTCATCGCATCTGCATTCATATCGGACACCTTGCCCGCTACTTCCTCATAGATCTGCGACTGGTCCAGGTAAGAGAAGTCTTTCGTCTTTCTCTTGATGTATTCTATGATTTCATTTACTACCTCTTCCATAATTCTCAAATATTATTACTTGCCTGAATGAGTCCATCCTCCCATACCTTGAAGGTGGCTCCGGCTTCTCCGATGAATCGACCCTGACAGACTGCCTCGTAGCCGACGACTCTTACTTTCACGCCCGCCATATACTTCAGCCTGGCTGCAGGCTTGCCCAATGGCTCGCTCTTCACTTCCTGCGAGATGAAGATAAAGCTCTTTCGGGGAAACTCATTCACCAAGGCTTCCACCTGTGCGTATTCCCAGTGAGAGTACTGGAAGGAGTCCACGATGACGAACTTCGGACCCTTGCGCTGCTTCAGCATCCTTTTCAGGTTCTCCAGATCCGAGTCGATGCAGACTCTAAACCTCCCTTGCTCTTCCTCCATGTGAAACCGCTCGATACGCTCCTTGAAGCTCATGCTCACTTTCTCTTCATAAGAACAGTAGAGCACCACGCCGTATTCGCAGAGTTTCTTGGCGAGCTGCATCACGAAAGAGCTCTTACCACCAGCCGAAGGTCCCGAGATAAACCAGGTATCATACATATCCGGCTGCCCGAAGCACCGCTCCCATTCTCCGTCCCAGGGTATCGGCTTGTAAGTCATCTTCAGTATCTCCCTGGGACTGTATGCTCTTTTTGCCATATTTATCTAAAGCAAGAATGCTCTTTTTACTTTTTTACCTTTTTACTTTTTTACCTTTAAAAGCCTTTAAGAGATTTTCAGTTTCTCTATCTCGGTATATACTCGTCTCAATCCGCCTCGGGTCTGTCTCACGATGGTGGCAATGTCATATCCCTCCGGGGCGTTCACTTTTGCCACGATGGCTGCCTGCTTCATCAGGAACTTCTCGCGCTCCTTGCCATCGTCGGGTGTCACCTTGCAGTATCGTCCACCGTAACGGCTCAGCATTTCGGTATATCCCACCTTCTTGCAGTCGATGCTTCGGTTGATCTTCTCCTTCAGTCCGTCGGCTCCCATCATATACCAGCCGCAGCAGTGCTCGGTGGCGTTCCAGAGTGCCTTCAGTTCCAGGAATGCCTCATACTGCAGGTCGCCTGCCTCGTCGAGGATGATAAGCGGTGAGTCGATGGAGCGGAGGTAGTAGGTGAGGTCTTCATATACATCTCCGTAGGTTCCCTTGCTGTCAAGTCCGAACTCTGCCGCTATCTTGCGTATCAGGCGGCGCTTGGTCTTCACCTGCGAGCAGTCTATATAGGCGGCGTTCTTATGACTCTGCACGTAATGCTTGGCGGTGTAGGTTTTGCCGATATTAGGCTCGTCGCAGAGAATCATCGAGAGGGCGGAACTCTGTGCGGTCTCCAACTGCTTCGTCACGATAATGAAGGTATCGGTCTTGCCCGTCTTCCATTCTATCTCGTGGCGCAGACTTACGCCCAAGCGTCTGGCCAAGCGTATCCAGTTGCCGTCGCTGATGGTTCGGTCTGTCTGTCCCTGCTTGACCATGGAATAGACTGAGGTGGCCAAACCGAGCACCTTGGCATGCTTACTGTCACTGTCGAAGCGGACACGGTCTTGGGCCATCGCCGCCAAAATCTTCTTTTTCTGTTCTGTTGTTATCATTGCCATAAGTTTTTGAAGTTTATATCATGTCGATTGCACGCTGCAGGATATCCTCCTCGGTTTCGTCGTCCGTAAAGACGTCTATTGGCTCCGTGTCCGGCATATCTGCAGTAAGTTCTTTTATCTCTTCCGGTTCGTCTGCCTGACTGCCGGTCGTGCTGACGTTCCTTTCAGCCTCCATCGTTCCGAGAGCAGGAACCATGTTGTTATCTACGTAGGTATTGAACTCCCTTACCTTCTTCTGCTGATGATAGAACTTCCTGCGGTCTTCCTCGGTCTGTTCTGCCATCACTCGGTTGTAGGTTTCTACCTTCTCCACCTGGTCGATGAACCTGTCGCCCTGGAAGATGAACACATCCTGCGGCTTTCCGTCCTCATCCGGCAGGTAGTAAGCGGTAACTTTGTAATTATTGGGAGCCAGGCGCTCCAGTACGTCCGGCTTGCTCAGCCACCAGTCTTCATAGGCCACTCTTACCGTGGAATTGCGTCTTACAGAGGTCTCAACCTTCTCGCCGATGTATCGGGCAAGGGTGATGGCATCAAATGGGCGCAGGTTCGGATTGATATGTTCCATCAGAACATCCCATCTTGTCATACCAGGGTATTTCTTCTGGTTAGGATGCAGTGTATGGTTCCACTCGTAGTTATCGCGGCGGTCGTCTGCCACAAGCTCATCAAAGGTGAAGTACTGCTTGTCTTCCCAGGTATCATTGCCCGCATCGCTTATCTTTTTGGATTCCACTCTGTATTTCCACTTGCCGTAGAATCGACCGATACCTACGTGGTTGCGATGGATGATACGGCGCTTTTTGGCTCCGTTGAGGTTTTCCGCCTGTTTCTCCTGCGAGTTCAGTGGCGCACAGTAGCGCACATAGCTGAACACCGTTCCTTCCTGCAGCAGGGTGTACTTATACTCCGACATCAGGTGGTTCTCCACCTCAATACCTGCCGGAATACCCCAGCCATGCTTGGCTATCAGCCGGAACATCTCTCTGAAGCATTCCTTCACTAAGTTCTGATCCTTGTCCCTGGAATAGCTGGCGCCTAACACGCACTGGCTCACAGAGTCGTAGGCATAGTAGGCTTTCACCCTCAGTTTCGTGTCCTTCAGCTTACGGGTCAGATCCACGTCATCCATGGTTATCTGGCTCAGCGAGTATTCTCCGGCATGGCGGTGCATGTGAGGCATACTCTCGTGCATGAAGGCGCTCCAGCTCAGCTGACTCTTATCCCAGATAAGCCTGTTCTTCGGCTTGTTCAGGATGTTGCGGATGGTACTGTCGCTCAAACTCTTCGGGTTTCCGTCCTTGTCACAGAAATCTTCCGGGTCGAACAGCTCGCCTGTCTGGACATCATATACATCAAGCTCGCCGCATACGAAGGAGTCATATAAATCCTTCACTTGTGAGTTATAAGGCTTATTAGGAAGGCATTGCAGGCCGATGACCAGCTTCTCCGTCTTCACGTCAACCTTTCGGGTGTTCTGATTGCCGAACTTGCCACTGATCAGCACGCCGTAGCCACCAACCTTATACTCATTCACCTTCTTTCGGAATCTCAGAGTCGATTCGGGTAGGGTATGATGATAGGTTTCCTTCAATATCTTGATGGTCTTGGCCATCATATCCCAGTCGTAGCGTTCGCCCATCAGCTTGCGGTAGGCGGAGGCGCGTTCGTAGAGTTTGATACAGGTATTGAGCACAGAGGCATTCGTCACATACTCTATGATTTTCTCGGCCGACAGGTCCAAGCCCGTCTGCTGTCTGCTCTGGAAGTAGCACATGGCGTGCTGATCCACCTCGTAATTGGAAGTTATCCATCCTCGCAGCCTTACTTCGGGACCTCCGGGGAACTCTACCTCCACCGCCTTGCGGTATTTGGTGGGCAAGCTATCTACGGCAATGAGAGCCGTGCAGCCGCTTGCGCCACCGCCTCGACGTACCACGTTAATGCGGTTTCTTGTAGCCATCTTTTGGTAATTAGCCGGACTCATAATGCCCGCCTCACAAAGTTCTGGCACAGATATGCAAAGTGTATTGCCGTAATATTCCATAACTTAATACAATTATCCGATTATCAACTTCTCTGTCTTTACGCCCACCTTTCGGGCATTCTGATTGCCGAACTTACCGCTAATCAGCACGCCGTAGCCACCAACCTTATACTCATTCACCTTCTTCCGGAACCTCAGAGTCGATTCGGGCAGGGTATGATGATAGGTTTCCTTCAGCACCTTGATGGTCTTGGCCATCATATCCCAGTCGTAGCGTTCGCCCATCAGCTTGCGGTAGACAGAGGCGCGGTCATAAAGCTTGATACAGGTATTGAGTATCGAAGCATTCGTCACATACTCCAGGATCTTCTCCGCCGACAGGTCCAAGCCAGTCTGCTGTCTGCTCTGGAAGTAGCGTATGGCGTGCTGATCTACCTCATAATTGGAAGTGAGCCATCCAAGCAGCCTTAATTCGGGGCATCCGAAGAACACTACCTCCACCGCCTTGCGGTATTTGGTAGGCAAGCTATCTACTGCAATGAGAGCCGTGCTGCCTCTTGCACCACCGCCTCGACGTACCACGTTTAATCTCTTGCGATTCACTGCAGAGTCGTAGCAACTCTTGCTCATGATGCCCGTTTCAACAAGTTCCGCCGCAGATATGCAAAGTGTATTGGCGTAATATTCCATAACTATAACCTTTCTTTATTCTTCACTGGTGAAATAATCCCAGTTTCTACCCATACAGATGCCTACAGAGAGACATACGATGGCAGTAATCAGATACCAAGTAATGTCCATAATCTTCTTTTTATGATAATTAATCAGCAAGAAGGTCTATCAGCAAGAATGCTCTTTTTACCTTTTTACTTTTTTACCTTTAAGCTGTTTTTGGGCCATTAAAGCCTCGCACTCCTGTACGTGCCCGGCTGCCTCATCGTTCCATGCCGATGCGTAGCGTTGCAGGGAGGCCATCTCGCTCACCCGGACGTTGTCCGCAGATACCATTTCCTTACCCTTGAAGAAGATGGTAGCATTGCCAGTCTTCTTGTCGAACTCCAGCACCGCTCCGTTGGTGAAGTACTGTCTGAAGCTTCCCTCATGGTCGAAGAGTAGGGTATCATCCTTCTCAGCTACCACCGTCTCCACGCCGCCGTTAATCTTGGCGTACTGGCGGATGCGCTTCGCCTTATCGCTTTCTCCCCGCTTGGGGTCGAAGGTGAGGGCAAGCCATATCGACTGGTCCGACACCTTGAAGGTCTTGCGTATTCCTTCGCGTACCTCCGTGCTTACGTCTATTGCTCTTTTCATATTCTAACAATATTATAATCCTTTTCTAATGGTGGAGGAAGGCGGAGTCGAACCGCCTTTCTTCCCAAATTTTACCATGCAGTTATCATGTGAGCTTATCCGTGCCTTTAATCCCTGTCGCTCACTCCGTGCGCCCTGCATTCCGACTACCTCCAAGTTACCGGGAAACGTTGCCCGGCTCGTTGTTAATCCTGATTCTTTCTACCCTTAGAAAACTAAACTTATGGCAAACATTAAGTATTTTTCGCTCAAAATCCTTATCTTTGCATTCAAATTCACGTTTCACTTAAAATATATAAAGATTATGACTACAAATGAAATGATCCTCCAGGCTCAGATCACAAGCCTGCGCCGTGTTGCCGACGTTCTTCTTCTCCATTTCTGGTCCGATGCGGAGAATAAGACTCAGCTTATCTGGTTCTCTCGCTATTTAAACTACAAATACGAGAGAGACATTCTTGCTTCTTCCGATTTCGGGCTAACCGATTCAGGACAGCAGCCTGAGCTTCTTGCTCGCCGACGTTACCACCTGCAGGTTCTGATGGATATTGCTTATCTGCAAGGTAATCTTGGAGAATTGAACATAGTTCGTCGAGTTGCTCCTCAAGACGCTGCACTCGCAAATAAAGTTTTTGAGAGCTACGATGGTTTCGACGAATCGCTTTTCCGCGCGATTGACGAAATTGACAAATAGACTTTTTTAATATTCTTTCTTTCATGTTTCACTTATTAATTTATCACTTATGGCACTTTACGTATTAGAGTTCCAGGCAGAGTTCCAAACGGTACTCCCGGAAGAAGAGTTGAAAAGAAAGCTCTATCCTGTACACTTAATGCTCGACGGCGTAACGGAAACATTTTCCCGCAACACCGGCATACCAAAGTACTCCTGCTCAGGAGAAGAACTTTGTGTGCCTGGTCTATCGGCATTCCGGTATTCTGCCGTGATGCAAATGGGCAAGTCTCGCCTCGATATCTTAGATCGGCTTCTTCTATCTTTCCAGCCTCTTCTAAGAGAGTTATTACCTTCATGCACTCTGAGATGGAATTTAAAAGAATTACACTTTTCGTCTTAGCTTCTTTTTTCATCTTAATCTCTTTTTATCAGGAGGAGAACCTATCATTCTCCTCCACTTGTTAAACACTCTATTTCTTCTCAACCTTATAGCCCTTACCTCGAAGGTAAGTCGCTACATACTCATCATCACCCACATCTTTGAGCACATCGAAGAGATATCCCTTCACATAGTCTGCTACTGCGCTTGATGATGCAAGCTCGATGTTCTTGGAGATAAACTCCACTTTCTTTGTTCTACCAAGACCGTTGAAGGCCTTCTCTACATTTTCCATCATTATAACTTTTTAAGTTCATAAATTTGCCTAGCTCGCGCTTTTTTAGTATCTTTGGCGCGGTGTTTATCTTAAACACGGTGCAAAGATAATATGAATATTTCATACCACCAAATATTTTGATGGAAATTTTCATACTAACTATAAAATTATGGATGAAAATATCAGATTTGTTCAAATATTGGACGATTTAAAGGAAAAAGGTGTAGTAGCTGACTATGTGCAAGTAGCAAATGCGCTTGGCACTAACAAAGCGGCGATTAGCGACATTAAGGGACGACGAAAGAAACTTTCTATAGAATTACTTCGCCGTCTGAAGATTTCATACCCAGAAGTTAACATAGAGTGGGTAATAATGGGGACAGGAACCCCTTTTGTGTCCACAGAGTGCGAGAAACAAGATATATCCTCCATTGAATTTATAGACAAAATAAGCAAACAGGCTGAAGAAATAGGTTGTCTAAAAGAACGAATTCGTCAAATGACTATAGAAAAAGAAAGGCGTGTGTCGGATGTATCCACTCCCGATATTGTAAATGCTATATGATTCACTTTAACAAATAAGTACTATGTATATTGTAGTTTTTATAATTATTATATTTATAATAGTTTGTATTATTGGTTCAAAAACCGAAAAACAAGAGACTATTCCCGTAAAAAGCGAACGGAGCAAGCTTCAGGAATTCGAGAACCGTAGAACTAAAAAATACAAAAGATACGATCGCCTTTTAAGGCACAAGCGTATCTGGGCGGTTCTACGATTCATGAAAGAGTTTGAATTATTAAAAGCAAGCGAGACCTTTTATGATGTAAATAAGACTGTTGCAGGTTTCGATAAGGCTCAAAAAAGATTATATGAAGATGACTTTACCCCTACCGAAGAGGACATAACTACAGCTATTCGCTTTTGCCTGTATCAAAATACTACAGGTAAATGCGATTATAGCCTCTCTCAGAAAGAAATTGATAGAATATACGATTGGAGAAACTTTTCCTACGATGGATACGAAATACTCTCCCGTGCTGGAAATTCTTTCAAAGACTATTGGGATGATGTTATAACCAACTACAAAAGGCAAGCAGACAAAAATAAGAGAAAAAAGTATTTAGTTGAACATCTTAATGAAATGAAAGAGAAAGATATACTTAAACGCATTCCTCATTCTAAAGAATTATTTGATGAGCTTATAAAGTATTACTCTTGAACAATCCTAACGGATCATTCCCTCAGAAGTGCCCCTCAGGTGTTCCCCCCTCCCCCTGGAAGGCACGAAAATAGGCCAAAAAGCCCCTATATACTATATATAATAAGGTGTTAGCGCCAAAAATCGAGGTCTGAAAAGGGTATGTTTCCTACTGATAAAGTGGAAAAAGTGGTAGTTTTCTTACCTCAGCTATCGGTATGCCGTTTTACCCACTTTTGTCCCTCCACTTTTCTGAAAATGTCCCTCCAGTTTGTCCCTCCACCTGTCCCTCCACTACCCAAAATCGACCATTTCGGGCACAAAAAAGGGGAGCCACAAAGCTCCCCGAATAACCCAAAATAATCCCCAAAATACCCCAAAAATCATCCCCGACTTATAACATCATTCGAACACCGTCCGAACACCCCTAAAATTACGTTCTAAGCCCTCATTCTTCCTCAGCTGATACATCACCCATTCGACCTCCCGAAATGAGCGTAGATTGCTTTATTATAGCGCGTTTCGTGCATACCGTCCCGTTTCCTCCAAGCCCTGCGTGGAGCAGATATCCCTTGGTTGCACCCACCTCTTCAGCCGTCAGCACGGTATATACGGCCGAGATGGAACTGAAATAGAAGTCTTTCTGTCCTTCATGCTTGCCCACCAACAGGTGGACGTGTACTACTTTTGCCATTTCTTATCGTTTAAAGTTCCACATCGGGAGCCACGCATCATCTAAGCGCATCGCCCTCGTTATCGGTTGCAAATATACCAAATATTTATTATTTGGAATGTTTTTGCGTCTTAAATATTCCTAAACCACTCATTTTTCCACACCATAAGGCACAAAAAAAGCGGCTCATAGCCGCCCCGTATCATCATTAAGCCCTCACGCTCTTACAATCTTTCCTGCATCATCAACCCCCACACAGTCCGCCTCAGAACACCCCGGCACCTCAGATCCTCAAACAGGTCATTTACCCCATGTTAACCCCATGTTAACCTAATGTAAACTTTCGCCCTATCTTTTCCACCTCCAGGCACTCCAAAATTAAACCAAAATTAAAGCTATGTAAACGTTTCGTTTTGCACCCTCTTTTCCTCTCTATCTCTGTAACTCTCTGTTATTCATCGTCTTACCTCATTTTTCGTCTTATTCATTTATATACGCTTCGTTTTGTGCCCTTTATAAGTTACCAGATTTACTCAAGATTCATGGCAATAATAGTGGGGATACTCAGACCCCATTTTAAACTTCATGGGTATTTTGTCCCATGAAATCACCCCTCCCATGTCGTCCAGAAAATCTCAGATGCATCCAGTTCCTGCTCTGTCCTACCCGCCAGTTCATCCAAGTCGAGTTCTGGATGATCAGCCAGTAAACACTTATCAGAACAATAAGGAGAATCTACACATGCCCATCCCTCATTCATCAATTTGCCACAGCGAGCGCAAACCCGGAGACTGTCAATGCCGTTCTCCAGAATGACATCTTCCAGCAAATCCCGCTTGCGAAGCTCTGCCACAAGAAGCAGAGCCATGCTTACAGGATGATTCATTGTTCGATCCTCCACAGAGCATCCCCAAACGTTTTAAGCGCTTCACTGATGGTGAAAGGCTCAAAATTCCAATCACGAGAGTGCATGAACTTCTGCGTTTGAGAGTCAAAAAACCAATAATGAGTGGAAGCAAGACAACTACCCAAATAGAGTCTGCATTCTTTCTCCTTATTAGGATGATCATACAAATAATGAAGCAGTTTAAATGTTGAAATCCATTCTTTTCCCATAAATGTAAATTTTAAAATTAATAAATAAATACATAAAACATGATGCAAAGATAGGAGATCACGAGGAAAGAAACAAATCTGTTAGATCTTCTTAGATCAAACCAACGGGTTTTAGATCTTCTTAGATCAAGCAAGATTTCTGTCCCGATAAATCGTTCCGATTCTATAAACTCCTTCTTAAACAATAATAAATCAGACTGTTATTATGATTGACAAAAGCATATTCTCGATGCCAAGTTTTATCGGGAAACAATACTAACGGAACCTTGGTCTATCCTACCGTGGATGAGGATTTCGATTTTTCCTATCGCTATAAAGATACCAATCATTTCATTCATGTAAGGACCATCAACCTGAGACAACCCTGGTGGAAAATCGAGGAACGGGTATTGGAAATCGTGAAGGGTGGAATATAAAGGGGGTGAACTCCCCCCAATTGACATATTTTTTAAAATATATTTCGGTTTTCGTAAAAAAAATCAAAAAGACTTTTGGCTATATAAAATTTTTATTGTACTTTTGTCGTAATTTATAAAAAACACAAAAATAATGAAAATAAAGAAAAATAGATTTTTCGGGAATTTCCTTCAGGAAGTCCCCAGTCTTGTACCAGAAAAAAGACCACTGAAAGCCGAAATCACAACGACTTTGGAAGCCATTTTTCTCATGGGCGAGATTTGGAATGTAATTAACAGAAAATGGAGAGCGAACTACGATGATGTAACCTTGATATCCTTGATTGCAAAATTCGCTAAAGAAAACACCCTCAATTTCAAGTATAAAACAAATACTAATATCAAGAAAGCATAAACAAGTAAAATTATGACCAACCTAAAACTGGAGATTAACGGTTTGGAAAATGTCGAAAAAGAGGTTGATATTCGCAATTTTCCAAACGTAACAATCTACCCAAACAATAATTCGGAAGAAAAGAACAAATCAAATCATGTTCAGGAGGAGACTCTTGAAGCTAATTTGAAGTTTCCTTCATCCATATTTGATATTACAGAACTTCACCAAAAATATTGGACGAAATTCTGCGATACTTTTTATAAATATCTTGGCTTTTCATCAGATGAGAAGAGTACTTACAAAGAAAAATACAAGCATTTCTGTAAGTATAAAGCTCTGAATGAAAAAGGACAAAACATCGAGATATTCCCTGTTGTCAAGGAAGAAGATTTAAAACATCTCAAGACGATGGAGAATATACTTTTTGCTTTAAACGACAGAGATGAATTAATTTCTACACTACACTATTATGTCCGAACAATACAAAGTACCTGTAAAAAAATAAAACACAATATCTGGCTAATCAAAATTACCAGCCCCCGTTATGAAAAAATTGATTATTCCCAATACAAACTTGATGGGACTAAAGACTTTGTTAAAGGAAATGAATTCTGGTCTAACATCAGAGAAACTATAAAAAGTTCCATAAATAAAGCCTTGCTAAAGGATATGTTGGATAGTGAATCTTTCGATCATTATACACAAGATTATGAACTTAAAAAAGGAGAAGAAAGAGATATTTTTAATCCCAATCCTGCGGATGCAAGTATTGTTTTCCTTGTAAAAGAAATCATCGAAATGAATGCTCATTGGTTTAATGAAGATCTTGAAGAGCTCTCGACACTTTTACAAGATAGCTCAAAATATCAGACAGAATTTAAACTGCATCATTTCCTATACCATCTGTTCACAACATACGAATGTTCTCTGCCGGAAATCAAAAAAAAGGTAGATGAACTGCCCTCGCCACGTGATTTGCAAGAATTGGCGAAACTGCGAGATAGTCTGATTAAGGAATTCAGTCAAACTTCTATTGGCAACGAATGGATAATGTGCATGGAGAACGAGAATGGAATCAAGTATATTACAAATTATTTCTTGAACCGCCGCGAAGAGCTGACAGAAGAAGATGAGGAGCAGTTTTTCTACCAACTGGATAAGATTTGCATTATCGAAGATGTGCTGAAGGGAAATGCTAAAAAATACGATTTGGATATCGCTTATCCTGATGGTTGGTTTACCCAGAATACATCTGAAAATTCAGATGTTGCTCCTCAGGAAAAAAGCATCCCACAAGGCTGTACTGATGCCATCAAGAATGTTTTGTGTCCTACTTTCATATCTGCTCAGAAAGAAGTACTGAATTCAAGAGAGCAAATAGCAAAAGCTGCCAAAACGATCAATTTGAATCGTAATGTAAATGTTGCGATGCTGATGGCTGTTGCGTTGGAAGTAAATGCAATACGTCCCGACACGAATACTCGTGATTTTATCCGTACACTCATCGGGATGGGCGTGATAAAATATAGCGGCGATAAAGCGATTGGGAAAATGGCTGATGTGGTGAATAAGAAATTACACGGCTACAAAAGAAAGGGCAAGGAGATTCCTCCACTTCCGGCAAATCATCGTTTTTGGAAGGAAACAGAGAGAGCTATTGGAGATAAAATCTTTCGGGCTATGACTATAAAATAATATTCTTTACTGCTCAAAAATCAAATTCTTTTTTTGCTTATTTCCCAGCCAAATACGCAATAGTAAAGCGGCAACAATTATCTGACAAGGATAAGGGTTGCCGCTTTTTATATGTTCTGTGTTCTTTTTGATTCTTTGATTTTATTCCGATTGGTTCTTATTGGTTCTTATTGATTCTGAAAACGTTGATTTTCAACCTTTTACAACAGACATTTTTGCATCTATGAGATTTTTTCACCCTAACTTTGCATCAACTTTCTGCAAGATCGGAGTAACTAACCAATAAGCCTTAAAGGAAGGCAAGGTCTTGTTTTTTTCAGAATTATGAATACAAAATTGATGCGAGTGGTGCAGCAGGGCGAAGCCTTCGCTGTGCAAAGTCAGAAGAGTGAGAACGGGCAAATCATGAAATGCAACATCGTGCTGCAGGAAATGGGAGGCAAGTATGAAAACCAGTACGTAGCCACAATGCTGGGCAACCTGGCACAATGCAAGTTCTATCCGGGCGATGTGGTGGCTGTCACGATGAGATTCTCTACACGTGAATATAATGGACAGGTGTATCAGGATATTCTCTTGACAGACTTGTATAAATTTAATTGATTTTTATTTACTAACCCGAGTGGAGTGAGTGAAGAAATCTCCGGAGGTAAGTAGCGCTACGTTTCTCGCTTTCTTTGCTCTCAATTTCACTAAGGTTATGACAGAAAATATCAAAGACATCCATCTGTTGATGGACAGCAGTTCACGGTCAAATCACATCTTGTTCCCTAACACGGAGTTGGGAATTGACCTCAAGTTGATGACACGCAAGCCGGGACGCTTGGCTGTCGGAGAATACCTGGACGGTACCATCACACGCGATGGCGAAGACCACTTCTCTTTCATCCAAGACGACTCCAACAAGAAGAAAGTGAAGGTGATACAGAGAAATCCGCACGTGTATGAAGGTACGTTTATCAACATCAACCGCAAACCGGACGGAACTCTCTACCCTACTTTCAACCGTCCACGATACACAAAGAAGTTTACCTTCCAGGATTTCTGCTGGGAAGCTGCCAACGAACTTCGCATGGTAGTGGGCGAAATGGCAAAGAAATAAAACGGAGTTTTGGGCTTTATAGAGAAAAGGGAACTGGGGTAAAATCTTCCAATATTCCAGTTCTTCCAATATTCCAAAAAGTGTATAAAAAGACAAATCCCCTTTCTTAAGACTTTATAACTAATTGATATATAGATAGTTATATAAGATATACAGGAAGGACGCACCCTCTAAAAATTAATTGGAAGATTTGGAATTGGAAGATTCTTGCCTATCCCCCTTTCTCTAAAAGGCTTATAATCAATAAATTATATCAAAACAGAAAAGACAAATATGAAATACGATATCACCAAAAGTGCTGCTCCCAAGATGCCAAAACTGGGAAAAGGCACAGAATGTATACAACTTTTGCTCTCGCAAGTATCAAAAGACATGCATGAACCCCTTGTACCGATACTCTTTCCTATTCTCGGAGCGCAGGTCAGCGAGACGGAATTCCAGTATCCCGACCTCAGTTGGAAGGAGTTATGCGGCATGATGGGCAATCTCGTGGCCGATTCGGGATGTAACAAAGGGCAGTTATCTAATTTAGTGGAAGCCATCTGCAGAAACTTCAGAGATCATGACGATAAGGAACTGGAGAAACTCGTGGAGTGGCAGAAGCAGATAAAATCAAAGTCGGCCAACAAGGAAAAACCAGTTCGTCCTGATGTGAGTTTCTGGTTTCCACCTTGTGATGTGACCAATGCTGCTTTCATTCAGAATGCCATGGCATGCGAGAAACTTGGCGAGCGCACACAATATCTCAATATGCCCGAGGTAGAAATGGCCGACAGGATGTGTGGCGGACATAAGCAGATTTCGCAGATGCTGCGCAATATCTACGACCGCCAGCGTTCTGGTGCCTTGCGAGCCACAGCCGATGGCGTAACTGGCAACCCTGTGCTCCGTACCAACATCACCATTTCTTCTACTCCTTTCGCCACACGTAAGTTCTATAAGAGCGAGCTTTTCAACGGTACTTTCGGCCGAATGGTTTTCTCCTACAAGGCTCGACAGGGACGCGATGGAAAGATTCCGAGACAGGGTAAATACGACGATACTTTCTATCAGAAGCTGGACGAGTATCTGGTGAAACTCAGCATCTGCAAGGGGCGATTCATCATCAAGCCGCTGAACAAACTGGCCGACCATCTGGCTGCTGACATGGCTTCGCTGGCCGACCTGACGGATGATGATGTGCTCTGGGACATCTCGAAGCGCTCTATCGTGTCGGCATGGAAGGCTGGCTGCCTGCTCTGGGTTTTGAACAACCAGACGTGGACGAAGTCGATGGGCGAGCTGGTGGAATGGATGGTTTATCACGACCTGTGGAGCAAGATGCAGATATTTGCTGATATGCTGAGCCAGGAAGCCGATTCTGTGAGCGAGGCGCAACGCAGAGGGCCGAAGAATCTGCTCGAGGATTTGCCTGATTCTTTCAACGAGTCACAACTGGAGGCGCTTCGTCTCTCATTAGGTAAATCGAAAGAGGGCACGAAAAATCAGCTCTATAAGTGGGTGTTCCGCAAATTCATCACCTTCTCTAACCAGACGGGACTTTACTCTAAGACACAGGAATACCTGAAGGGGAATGAAAAATGA